CTTCGACGCCCTGAAGGTCATCAAGCTGGCTGCGTAAGCTACCTGAATGGCGGCCCGGTAACCCGGGCCGCTAGTCACGCACAATCAAGAGGATATTCCAATGCGCGACATCATGAACAACATCCACCCCACCGGTATCGCGGCCACTGGTGTCATCACCGTGACCGACAATACCGCCGTCGTTTCCGGCATCGTGGATCGCCAGGGCTTCGACGCCCTGGCCTTCCTGATCGCCTCGGGTACCCTGGCGGACGCTGATGCCACCTTCACCGTGTTGGTCGAGGACGGCGACGAGTCGGACCTGTCCGATGCCGCTGCCGTCGATGACGCCTACCTGAACGGCACCGAGGCCCTGGCGAGCTTCACCTTCGCCGAGGATGCCAGCGTCTTCAAGATCGGTTACGTCGGTCCCAAACGGTACGTCCGTTGCACCGTGACCCCGGCCGCCAACACCGGTTCCGCACCGCTCGCCATCATCGGTCTCCTGGGCAACCCTGCCTCGGCTGCTACCGACAACCCTCCTCAGTAAGCTCCTGAGCCTGCTGGCTTCGGCTAGCAGGCTTGCGTGAGGAGTTAGCCGAAGGGCCAAGGACGGCCCGCCTTGCAAGGAGAGATTCATGAAGACCGTGAAGATGCTGAAGGGTGGAATTCCCGTGCAGGTTGATGGGAAGATCATCATCCCGGAAATCAACCAGGTAGTGGAGGTGTCGGATGACGACGCCGACGCCCTGAAGCGTGGTGATGACGCAACCATCCTGGTCCGTGCCGAACAGGATCTCTTGACCGAATCAGAGAAGCGCGCCGACGAGGAAGCCGCAGCTGCTCGGGCCAAACTGGATCCTCGAACCGAGCATGAGCAACGTGCCGACGAGGAAGCCGAGGCAGCGCGCGTCAAGAAGCGTTCACGCCGTGGAGCTCGCAAGCAGAAAGATGCGGGCAACGCTCCGAGCAACAAGGCTCTTGCTGGTCCTGCTGAGGACAAGTAAATGGGCTCCCCTCTGCTTCGTCTGATGGACACATATCCACAGCTCCAGCACAACGTCTTTAACGGCTTGACCCTGGTCACGGCCGCTAGCACCCCCGTGCTTTCTGCAGCAGAGGCCAAGGCCCACGCCGTCGTTCATTCATCCGTCACCTCGGATGACACCTACATTGGTACCCTGGTCGGTGCCGCTACCCGTCACGTGGAGCGGTATATCGGCCGGTCCCTGATCACGCAGACCTGGGAGCTGGCTCTCAACGGCTTCCCGCCAGGCGATTGCCTGTACCTGCCGCGCGGCCCGGTGCAGTCCGTCACCTCCCTGAAGACCTACAGCGACAGTGACGCCGAGAGCGTCTTCGCCGATACGAACTACCTGGTCGATACGGCCGGCGATCGATTGTGCTTGAATGATGGCGCGACCTGGCCTACTGACCTGCGCGACAACGATGCGATCAAGGTACGGTACACGGCTGGGTACGGCGACGCCTCGACTGACGTGCCGAGCGACCTGATCCACGCGGTTGCTTTGCTCGTCGCTCATTGGTATGAGAACCGCGAAGCCGTGATCACCGGGACGATCGCCAGTCAGCTGCCCCTTGGGGTGAGCGCCATCTTGGCGCCGTATCGGAGAGTCAGGCTGTGATGATCGGCAAGCTTCGCCACCAGGTCCAGCTTCAGAAGCGCTCTCGCGTTGCTGACGGCGCCGGCGGCTTCACGCATACTTGGGCCACGGTCCTGACGACCAAGGCGCAGATGAAGCCAGCCAATGCCGGGACCGAGCGGCAGATCGCTGGCCGTGTCTCATCGCCCGTGACGCACGTCTGCACCGTGCGCAAGAATATCGTAGCCGCGTTAGGTGAAGATGTCACCAGCAGCTGGCGGATCGTGTTCGACAGCAAGAACTACAACGTCCGGGGCGTGCAGGACCTTGATGAGGCCGAGCGCTGGCTGGCGATCTATACCGAGCAAGACGTTCCAACCTAGGAGATCAAGCAGTGGAAGATCAACTTACCTTGAGTGTTGGCACGTTTTTCATCGTCATCTTTGGCCTGATGAACATGGTCATTACGCTTGTCCTGGTGTACATCATGAAAGACTTGAGAGATCTGTCACGTCAGCACCAGGAGCTCAAGGACCGTGTGCACATGGAATACGCGACCAAGACTGAGCTGCTGCGCCTTGAGAACTCGATCAGCAACGAGATCCATGAGATCAAGGCGATGATCTCAACGGCGACAAAGGAGTTCCGCGAAAGCGTTGACCGCATCTACACGCGGATGGAGAAACGCACCCAGTCACGGAGCAACGGCGATGCCGTTTAAGATTCAAATCTTAGGGGCCAAGCGGCTTGAGCGCCAATTCGCGCGGCTGCCTTCCCAAACAACCAAGGAGCTTGGTAAGGCGGTCAACGCCTCCTTGCTCATGGTCCAGAACGAAGCTCGACGCTCAATTCAAAAGGGACCCAAGTCTGGTCGCGTCTACAAGAAAGGTGGCGTGACCCATCAGGCCTCAGCCCCTGGGCAAGCGCCAGCTACCGACACAGGTCATCTTGTATCGCATGTCAATCACAAGCAGCAAGGGCTACGCGGCACGGTGGGCATTCACGAGCTGAAGCAGGTCAAGTACGCTCGCCGGTTGGAGTTCGGTGGTCGCGACAAACGCGGCGTGTACATCGCCCCGCGACCTTTCCTGCGGCCAGCCTACAAGAAGATGCAGAAGAAGATCGCGAAGCGCTTGGCACGTGTCCTACCGGACTCATTGAGGAGAGCGCTCGGTGGCTGATCAAGGTGACTTTGACCTCCAGACCGCGGTCTATACTGCCCTAACAGGCTCAGCTGAGATCACCGCGATTGGTGGGGTCTACAGCTACGTGCCTGAAGGGACGAACCTGCCTTACGTCACGATCGGTGAAAATGACATCGAGTGGGATGGGACCATGGGCGTCGATTGGTTCAGGGTCGCCGTAACGGTGCACAGCTGGGCGTACGGTGAAACCAAGTCCGTGGTCAAGGCCTTGATGGACGGGGTGTTCAACGCCCTGCACAAGCAAGCCCTGACCATCTCGGGTAAGACGCACGTCTCAACCTTGTTAGAATTCAGCCAGGTGCTAACCGAGGACGATGGGGTCCATCACGGGGTCCAGCGCTTCGGTGTCATCATGCATGAACCATTCTGAGGTGAACCATGTCCACGCAGATCGTCCAAAACTCCAAGCTCTGGTTTGACGGTTACAACCTGTCCGGCGTCATGAACGCCCTTGCCATCAACTACGGGGCGGACATGGTGGAAGCTACTGTCCTTGAGGATGACACCCACATCATGAAGGGCGGCCTGAAGAGCGCGACCATGGCGCATGAGGGTTTCTTCAGCGCCGGTGTTGCCGAGGCCGATCCAATCCTGCAGTCAAACCTGGGCGTGGCTGACGTTCCAGTCTCCATCGGCCCCGTGAACGGCGGTGTGGACGGCGAGCTGGCCTACATGATGCGAGCGATCCTTGGTGAGTACAGCCCAGGGGCGTCTGTTGGGGAGATGTTCGCCTTCTCCGTGACGGCCGAATCGAGCAACGAGGGCCTCATTCGTGGTACGATCATGCACAATGCAGCGCGATCGACCAGCGGGGATGGCACGGCACGTCAGCTCGGCGCGCTCTCTGACACCGAGAGCATGTTTGTTGCAGTTCATGTAGTCTCGATCAGCGGAACGCTAGATCTGATCGTAGAGAGCGACGCGGCAAGCGACATGCTCTCTGCGACGACACAGATCACGGTCCCAACGATCTCGGCTGTGGGCTCAGCGTGGGGCAGCAAAGCAGGAGCGGTCACAGATGACTGGTGGCGCGTGGGTTACACTCTCAGCGGAACGGCTGAGTTCGTGGTTGTGATGGGAATCAAGTGAGGAGATGAGAGATGACAACTCTGGTATTGACTGATGCGAGTGTCGTCATCAACAGCGTGGACCTGTCTGACCACGTTCGTTCGGTGACGATCAACTACTCGGCCGACATGGTCGAGGACACCAACATGGGTGATGATACCCACACCATGCTGGGCGGCCTGAAGAACTGGTCCATGGACATCGAGTTCGCGCAGGACTACGCTGCCGGTGAGGTGGACGCCACCCTGTTCGCGCTGGTGGGCACCAGCTTCACGATCGATGTGAAGCCGACGTCTGGCGCCGTCTCGGCGACCAACCCCAAGTACACGGGCACCGGGATCCTGGAAAGCTACAACCCGGTCAGCGGCTCGATTGGTGACCTGGCCACCGCGTCAGTGACCGTGCAAGCTGCTGGGACCCTGAGCCGGGCTACCAGCTGATGCCTGATCGCCAGATCGTTCTGGGCGTCGACCTGTTCCGGCAGCTCCAACCAATCCTGGGGCTGCCGGACAACACCACACGCTGCGTGATAACCATGGAATTGGACAGCGTTGCGATTGTGGAACTACAGACCTTTGCCGAATCAAGCGGCGAGGTCATCAACAAGACCTATCGGCTAATAGAGGTGCAAGATGACGCTACTGACCAAGGACCAGATCCTGCAGGCTAACGACCTGAAGACCGCTGACGTTGAGGTCCCTGAGTGGGGTGGTACCGTCCGCGTCCAGACGATGACAGGCAGTGCCCGTGATGACTACGAGCAGAACCTGATCAAATCTCGTGGCGGCGACAAGAGCAAGAATCTCGAGAACGTTCGGGCTCTGCTCCTAGCAGCGACGATCGTGGATGAGCAGGGACAGCTGATGTTCACGAGCGAAGACGTCAAGGCCCTCGGCAAAAAGAGCGTCAAGGCCATGGACCGCGTCTTCGCCGAAGCGTCGCGGCTCAACGCCCTCAGTGACGCTGACGTGGAGGACCTCGCGGGAAACTAAAAAGCCGCCCGAACCGGCGGTGGTACGTACGCATGGCGCGAGAATACCACCTGCCGGTCAGTCAATTCCTGGCGATGCACACGAGCTACGAGTTGACTGAGTTGCTGGCGGCCGCTAAGTTAGACGCAGAGGATCGAGTGCAGGCTGAACTAGCGGCTAAAGCGGCAGCTAAGGAAGCCAAATTAAGAAACAAGCGAGGAGGACGTTGGCGTGGCAACCGTTGAAGAGCTGCTTGTCAAGATTGATGGTAACGTCTCCGGCCTTCAGCGGGAGCTGCGTCGCGCCTCGACCAGCACAGCTCGTTTGTCTAAGGACACCCGTCGCTTAGGCAAGACCTTCCAACAATCCTTCAGCAACGCCGCCCGATCGGTGGCGGTGATGGAAGGACCCCTTGGCGGTGTTGCCGGCCGGCTCAGCGCGGTTGGCGGAGCCCTTGGCTCTGTCACGCCTGGCATGGTGGCCTTTGGCGTGGCGGCTGCAGCGGTCACAGCCGGGCTTTACAAATCAATCAAAGCGGCTGAGATCGCCGAGCGGCAGATCTTTAAGCTTGAAGCCTTGGTCAAGAGCACAGGAGGTGCTGCTGGCCTAACAGCCAAGCAGATTGACACCCTATCGCGCTCTATCGCGCGGAATACCCTGGCCTCAACGGAAGGTGTGCGCGACGCCGCTGGCGTCCTCCTGACGTTTAAGGCGGTCTCTGGGGATGTCTTCGAGCGGACCTTGACGCTGTCGCAAGATCTCGCGGCTGTCATGGGCTCTGATATGAAGTCAGCGGCCCTGCAGCTTGGCAAGGCCCTTGAGGACCCGAACACTGGCCTGACTGCCCTGCGCCGCTCTGGCGTGTCCTTCACCCAGGCTGAGAAGGACATGATCAAGGCGATGTTCGAGGCCGGGCAGGTTGCTGAAGCCCAGACCCTGATCCTTGACAAGCTGCAGGCGCAGGTCGGTGGTGCCGGCGCTGCCGAAGCCGGCGGCCTGTCCGGTGCTATCGACACCTTGGGCCAAAATTGGACTGAGCTGCTTGAGCAGATCGGCAACAGCGGCCCAATTCAGATCGCCACCGAGGCAATCAGTGGCCTTGCCATTGCGCTCAAGGACCTAGAGCAGTACCTGTTCCCGGAGGACGAGGCCAAGTTCAACGAGCTCCTGGAGCGGCGCATTGAGCTGCAGCAGGAGATTGCGGAGCGCTCAGCCCGTGGGTCAGACGTCGGCTACCTGGAGGAAGAGCTGCATCGCGTCACGGGGCGCATGCGCGCGCTTCAGGACGCGAACATCGATCGAATCAAGACCGAGGCGGCGGCAACCGAGGCCGGCAAGAAGAACGTCGAGCAGATCTCGCAGCAAGCCATCGCCGACGCGAAGGCGACCGAGGCCAAGAAGAAAAAGAATGCCGAGACTGAGAAGGAGGTTAAGGAGACAGACGCCCTAAGCCTTGCCCTGGACATGATCGACAAGCAGTTCCAGGACCTTGAGCAGCAGGAGGCGGCGCGGATTGCTGGGCTTGACAGCCACAAGGAAGCCCTTGAAGCTGCCAAGGAGGCCGAGGAAGCTCGGAACGAGATGCTGGCCGAGGCAGCGCGCCTGACCGAGTCGGTGATGACCCCGACTGAAAAGTACGAGGAGCAGCTGTTCAAGATCAATGACCTGTACCAGGAAGGGGCGATCAGCCTCGAGACTTTGCAGCGCGCTGAAGCTAAGGCCAAGGATACCCTTGACGGATTGACCAAGGATACCGACAAAGCTAAGGACGCATGGGATGACCTTGGAGCTTCATTTGAGAGCGCCTTTGAAGACGCCATCGTCAATGGAGCAAAATTCTCTGATGTACTCAAGGGTCTTGAGCAGGATATTTTAAGAATCTTCGTACGGAAGCAGATCACCGAGCCGCTTGGAGGCGCTCTGTCGGATATGTTCTCGCCAAGTAGTGGTGGTGGCGGCGGTGGCGGCGGCGGTGGCGGTGGTGGGTTCCTAGGTAACCTCCTCGGGGGCTTCACCTCGCTGCTTGGTTTCGAGGGCGGCGGCTTCACTGGGCACGGCCCGCGCTCCGGTGGTCTTGATGGTAAGGGCGGCTTTATGGCTATGGTGCATCCGAACGAAAGTGTGGTTGATCACACAAAAGGAGACAGCGGCGCGAACGTGACGGTCATCCAGAACATCAGCACACCGAATGTCGACTCGTTCCGTAAGTCCCAGGGCCAATTGGCCGAGGATGCACACGCAGCCTTCGGAGGCGCGTTCTGATGGCTTTCTTGAACGACTTCATCTTCCCAACCGACATCAGCATCAACTCATCGGGAGGTCCTAAATGGGCCACCGAAGTCAGCATCAACGACTCTGGTTACGAACGTCGGAACCAGCCATGGGCTTACCCCCTGCACGACTACGATGTGGCGTGGGGCATCAAGGACATCACCGATCTTGAAAGGCTCATTTCAGCGTTCCATGCTGCCAAGGCAATGTTGCACGCCTTCCGGTTCCGCGACCCGTTGGATTGGAAAAGCTGCTCGAGAAACAGCACCGCTGCGTACGACGATCAAGTTATCCTGGCCAGCGCGACCGGGGGTGAGGAAACTCTCCAACTCTACAAGACCTACATCTACGGCAACTCCAGCATGGAACGGAGGATCACCCGTCCGTTTGACTTCGTGAAGCTTGGAATCAACTCGGTTGAAAAGACCGAGAACACCCACTACACAGTTGACTACGAAACGGGGTTAATAGACCTGACTGCCGGCTCTTCGCCTCATGGTGCCTTGACAGCCACTGATGAGGTTACCGCCGGGTTCCACTTCCATGTCCCGGTTCGCTTTAACACGAATCGCCTGCCGATTCAGCTCCGCGAATACGAGCTTGGATCGGCCAGGGTTCCACTCGTGGAGGTGCGCGAGTGAAGTCTACACCGACCGCAGTATTGAACAGTGAGTACCGATGCTCCTGCTGGAAGGTAGAACGCACTGATGGAACGGTGCTTGGTTTCACCAACCACGACAAAGACCTAGTCATCGACACGGTGACTTACCAAGCGGCCAGCGGACTATCCGGAACCGCTACTCGTCAGACGTTCGGCTTGAAGCCGGACAGCCAAGACGTCTTTGGGTTCTTTGACTCCGCGGCGATCACCGATGAGGACCTGGCAGCAGGCTTGTACCTGAACGCCAGGGTCTGGCATTTCATGGTGGACTGGACGGATCCAAGCGCTGGGAAACATAAGCTCGACGCCGGGGTGATCGGTCCGGTTACGCGGACGCGGAACGGTTATACCGCGACCGTTTACAATCTCGAGTCCATTCTCAAGACCGTGATCGGTCGCAAATACCAGCGGTTCTGCTCGCACACCCTTGGTGACGCCAACTGTGGTATCGAGTTGGACCCCGGCGATTGGCAGGCCACAGAGGACGTTGTTGCCTTAGACGTCCGAGCACCGACCACCTATGATGGGAACCGCTACGTCTGCACCACCGCAGGCACCACCGGAGCCACTGAACCGACTTGGGACACAACCATCGGGAACACCACGAACGATGGTACAGCAGTCTGGACGGCCTATGAAGCCTACATCAAGGAGGGAACCATCACCGGGGTTACGAGCAACCAGGTCTTCGCCGATAGTTCGCGCACCGAGAGTGACGACGAGTTCACCTTTGGCTGGATTACATGGGTCACCGGGAACAACGCTGGGTTGACGATGGGCATCAAGCGCAGCCTAAACACCGGCGGGGCTTTCACCCTCCTGTTCCCTATGCCGTTTGATGTCCAGGTCGGCGATACCTATCGGGCAACTCGCGGCTGCAACAAACTGTTGAAGTTGCCCGGTGACACCTGGGGTACCGCCTACACCGGCGACTGCCGCGCCAAGTTCAATACGGAGGACGGCGGCAATGCGGTCAACTTCGGCGGCTTCCCTGAGATTCCTGGGGACGACTCAATCCTGGCAGGTGGGTCATGACCTGCGTCACAGGAGCTGAGATCGAAGCAGAGGCTCGCCGTTGGCTGGGTACGCCCTTTCACCACCAGGGCAGACTTCTCGGTGTTGGAGTAGACTGCGTCGGTCTCGTGGTGATGGTCGCGCGCGCCCTTCGGATGAGACCGGACTTCCAGGACCGTGGTGACTACTCGCGGATCCCAAACAAGGAACTCGAACTGTTACTGGACGAGCAACTCACACGCATCCGCGATAAGTCACAGCGCCGGGTCGGTGACGTGGTCGTCTTTGCCTGGGGCCGTGAACTACAGCATCTCGGCATCTGGACGGCTGCTGGTACAGTGATTCATTCTTATGGCATCAACGGTCGTGGTAAGGTTGTTGAGACGCACCTGACAGGTCCTCACGCGGACCGTCAACGCAGGGTGTATCGTTTCCCTGAGGCTTGTGACTGATGGCTACTTTGTTTCTAACGGTCGCTGGTAAGGCTCTAGGAGCAGCTATCGGCGGACAGATCGGCGGAGCGATCGGCGGAGCGCTCGGTGGCCTCCTAGCCCAGTCGCTCTTCGGCGAGGACACGCACACGGAGGGCCCACGGCTCGAGGACCTGAATATCCGCAGCGCCACCGAGGGTGCGGACATTCCCCTGATCTACGGCAACGTGCGTCTTGGCAGTCAGCTGATCGTCGCTGACGAGATCCAGGAGAACTCCAGTACGCAGACCGCTGGAAAGGGCGGCCCCACACAGTCGCACACCACCTATACGTACAGCTTGACCTATGCGATTGCATTCGGCGAACCCGCTGACGGCACTGCGTATCTGCGCCGGGTCTGGGACAACAAGAAGCTCGTTGAGGACTACTCTGCGGACGCAGATGACACCTCGACCGGGGTGCAGATGACCTACTACGACGGGTCGCAGCAGAACCCCGATCCAAACCTCGAAGCGCTGATCGGGGTGGGTAATGTGCCGGCTTATAAGAAGATGGCCTACGCGGTTCGGGTGTCGAAGGACATCACCGATTACGGCGGTCGTCCTCCTGCGACCGAGGTTGAGCTCGTAGACAATGCCCTGGGTACGAGCGGGTCGACTTACGATGTCACGGGTTCCCTAACCGGGTCCGGTACTGTGCAGCATTTTCATTGGTCCGAATACGCACAGTCCATCTTCGTGAGCGCCGAGGTTGGGTCGCCTGATAACGACGCGATCATCCAGTTCGATCCGTATGGGAAGCGGGTGGTCAAGCGTTGGGAAGGCACCAACGGGATGAGCAACA